GTCGTTGGTCTGTTGAGAAGTTCAAGGGTCTCCTGTTCCAAATCGAGCGTGATGCTAACGCAATCGCACAAAGAACTCGTAGAGGAAAGGGCAACATCATCATGTGCTCTGCAGACGTTGCTTCTGCATTGACCATGGCTGGTGTTCTGGATTACACCCCTGCACTCAACGCTAATCTCAACGTTGATGACACTGGTAACACCTTCGCAGGTGTTCTGCAAGGTAAGTATCGTGTTTATATCGATCCTTATTCTGCAAACTTGGCTGCTGATAACAGTGGTCTGGCACAAGGAACCAACCAATACTATGTTGTTGGTTATAAGGGTTCTTCACCTTATGACGCAGGTCTGTTCTATTGCCCATATGTACCTCTGCAGATGGTACGTGCAGTTGGAGAGGATACTTTCCAACCTAAGATTGGCTTTAAGACCCGTTACGGCATCGTTGCTAACCCATTTGCGGAAGGCAATGCCGATAATCAAGGTCTTGGTCGTCTGCGTGTCAACAGCAACCGTTACTACAGAAGAGTTGCTGTTAAGAACATCATGTGAGTCTTATCACAAGAGTTCTCTGGGACCCGAAAGGGTCCCTTTTTTTATCTAAATAATTCAAAAAATGGCAGTATCTAACGCGTATAAAAATCAAATACAGAATAGAAATTTTCTATCACCTGTAGGATTTAAGTTTACTTTAAACAGAGCACCTAAAGTTGCATTTTTTGGAAACTCTACAAATATTCCAGGAATGACGTTAGGTATTGCTGTGCAACCAACTTATCTAAAAGATATTGACATTCCTGGAGATAAGATTACATTTAATGATTTAACTCTTAGGTTTCTTGTTGATGAAAATCTTGAAAACTATGTGGAAATTCAAAATTGGATTCGTGGTATTGGGTATCCAGAATCTTTAAGTGAAATATATAATTGGCAAAAAAATAATTCTGTGATGGATGTTCAGGATAAAAGTCAAATGAATCTTTATTCTGATGCAACTTTAACTGTTCTTACAAGTTCCAACAACTCAAACTTTCAAGTTAAATTCTCTGACGTTTTTCCATACTCAATAACTGATCTTCAATTTGATGCAACAGACAGTGACATTGATTATTTGACTGCAGAGGTTACTTTCAAGTATACTATCTACAATATAGTAGATAATGCTGGCAATCCATTATGACTTTTGATTTGGATACAATCCAAAAAATGTGGGAAGAAGATTGCAAAATTGATCCCGATAACTTACATACAGAATCTTTAAATATTGCAAGTTTACACGCAAAATATTTTGATATCTATAATAATATTGTTCTTCTAAAAAAGAAGGCAGAGCAACAAAGAAAAAATATCCGTCACGATAGATATGAGTATTATACTGGAAAATCGGATCCTGATGTTTATGCGGAGAATCCATTTCCTAAAAAAATTCGTGATAAGGAAACTCTTCAAAAATACTTAGATGCTGATGAGAAACTATCTCAGGTTTGTTTAAAACTTGACTACTACGATACAATGTTGAATTACATTGAAAGCATTCTCAAAATGATTCAAAATAGAACTTTCCAAATTAAAAATGCAATTGAGTTTGTTAAATTTACTGCTGGGCTAGGGTAAATAAATACTCCCAGATGAATGGATTGATGTGATTGATACAACAGCAAACCTCGTTATATCTAAATCCAACGAAGTATTTTTAAAGATTAATACGGAACCTCATATTGAATATGAACTTAGAGACCACTTTAAGTTTGAGGTTCCTAATGCAAAATTTATGCCCCAGTACCGCGGTAGGAATTGGAATGGGGAGATTCATTTGTATGATATGAGATCCAAACAGATTTATGTTGGTCTATTGGATAAGATTATCAATTTCTGTAAGCAATACGGATACACTTACAAGTTTGACGATAATAAATTTTACGGACTCCCATTTGAAGTTAATGAAGAGATTTCATATGAGGGTGTAAAAGATTATATGAAATCTATTTGTGCTCATTCTCCACGGGAGTATCAAGTAGAGGGAGTATATGATGCTCTAAGGCATAACAGAAAACTATTGATAAGCCCCACTGCATCTGGCAAATCACTGATGATCTATTCGATCGTAAGATATTATGTGGATAAAGGGCAAAAAATTCTTTTAATTGTTCCAACGACATCTCTTGTAGAACAGATGTACAAGGACTTCGAAGATTATGGTTGGGATGCTGAGTCATATTGCCACAAGATATATTCTGGTAGGGAGAAGACTAATGAACACGAGGTTACAATTACAACTTGGCAATCAGTCTACAAATTAGATCGTTCTTTCTTTGAAGATTATGGTGTAATTATAGGTGATGAAGCTCATTTGTTCAAGAGCAAATCTTTGATACAGATCATGACCAAACTTCATCATGCAAAATATCGTTTTGGGTTTACAGGAACTTTAGATGGAACTCAAACACATAAATGGGTTCTGGAAGGTTTATTTGGACCATCATATAAAGTTACCAAAACTGCAGAACTGATGAAGCAAGGACACCTTTCTCAGTTGGATATTCAATGTCTTGTTCTTAAACATCCTCCACAAAAATTTGAAACTTATGAGGATGAAATTCAATATCTAATCTCTCATGAACAAAGAAATAAATTTATTACAAACCTTTCTTTAGATCTCAAAGGAAATACCCTTGTTTTGTTTTCGAGAGTTGAAGCTCATGGAGCAATACTATATGAGATGATAAATAACAACAACCGTGAAGATCGTAAAGTATTTTTCGTTCATGGTGGAGTGGATGCTGAAGAAAGAGAACTGGTAAGAGAAATTACAGAAAGAGAAAATAACGCAATCATCGTTGCATCTTACGGAACTTTCTCAACAGGCATTAATATAAAAAGTCTCAATAATGTAATTTTTGCATCTCCAAGTAAATCTAGAGTTAGAAATCTTCAATCAATTGGAAGAGTTCTTAGAAAAGGAAAGAATAAAACTAAAGCAGTTCTTTACGACATCTCTGATGATTGTACACTAAATTCAAGAAAAAATTATACTCTTAATCATTTTATAGAAAGAATCCGTATATACAACGAGGAACAGTTTAACTATGAAATCCTTACAATACAACTAAAGAGCAAATGATTGAAGATGATTTTTACTGCACACTTAAGTTAAAAACCGGAGAGGAAATCTTCGCAAAGGTAGCATGTACCGAAGAAGAAGATAGAACTCTTTTGTTAGTTACTAATCCCATTATTGTTGCTGAAATAAAAGGTAGATCAGGAGTAATGGGATACAAGATAGAGCCTTGGTTAAAGACAACCACAGAAGATATGTTTATTATTAATATTGATGATGTTCTTACAATGACTGAATCTTCAGACATTGAAATGATTTCTATGTACCAAACTTATTGTAGAGAAAGTTTTAAGACAAAGAGCAATCAAGCAAAGATATCTCGTAAGATGGGTTATCTTGCTAATGTTAATGATGCTAAAGAGATCTTAGAGAAGCTCTTTAAGAATAGCTAAAGCCTGATCTTCAAACCCAACAAAGGTATTCTACACAGTTTTTAGAACCTTGTCAACTATTTGTATAGATGGTATAATTCATACATATTATGAGATAAACTAATGATAACTACAGCAGTTATGACCAGAAGAAAAAGGTCAGAGCATTACGTAAACAACAAAGAGTTTCTTGCAGCACTTATTAAGTATCGTGAGGATGTTGAGATTGCTAAAATTAAAGGTAATCCAAAACCACAAATTCCCAGATATATTGGTGAGTGTTTCTTGAAGATTGCAAATCATTTATCATTCAAACCAAACTTTGTCAACTATATGTTCAAAGATGATATGATTTGTGATGGTATTGAAAATTGTGTTCAGTATATTCATAACTTTAATCCAGAGAAGTCCCAAAATCCTTTTGCTTACTTTACACAGATTATTCACTACGCATTTCTAAGACGTATTCAAAAAGAAAAGAAACAATTGGAAATCAAGAATAAGATTCTTGAAAAAACAGGATACGATCAGGTATTTGATAGTGGAAGTGTTGACGGATCTGATTATTCAGATTATAATTCAATCAAGGACAATATTCACTCCAAACTTCGGTATTGAATGAAAGTATATAAATAAATAATAACGATATTTTATTTATGGCTCTCACACCCGCAGAAAGACAAAAAAGATGGAGGGAAAACAATCCAGATAAAGTTAGAGAAAGGCATAAAAAATATGCTGAAAAAAATAAAGAACGGTGTAAACAGTATTATTCAAATAACAAAGAAAAAACTTTTGATAGATATTTGAAGAATACCTATCAAATAACTATAGAAGATTATCAATTATCTTTGGAAAAACAATCTGGATTGTGTGCAATTTGCAAATCAAAATGTGTTTCTGGTAGACGACTTGCTGTAGATCATAATCATACAACAGGAGAAGTTAGAGGATTGCTTTGTTGTAAATGCAATAGAGGATTGGGAAATTTTAATGACAACCTTGACTTGTTAGAACAAGCTGTGTTATACTTGAAATCATATTCCCCCCAAATATGAAAGTTGCAATTATTACAGATCAACACTTTGGAGCAAGAAAGAATTCTAAACTCTTTCATGAGTATTTCCTAAAATTTTACAATGAAGTGTTTTTCCCGACGCTGGAACAGTACGGGATTACCACAGTTGTAGATATGGGAGATACTTTTGATAGTCGTAAAGGAATTGATTTCTCTGCACTATCGTGGGCTAAAAATAATTACTATGATCGTCTTAACGAAATGGGAGTTAGTGTTCATACGATCGTAGGTAATCATACTGCTTACTATAAAAACACCAACGAAGTAAATGCAGTTGATTTACTTTTGCGTGAATATGATAATGTAACTGTATATTCCGAACCAACTGAAGTTTTATTAGACAAACTTAAAGTACTTTTTATACCCTGGATTAATCAAGAAAATGAGAAAAATGCTCTCAAACTTATTCAAAAAACATCTTGCGAGTGTGCGATGGGGCACCTTGAGCTCCAAGGATTTAGAGTTAATAACCAAATCGTCATGGAGCATGGTTTGGAAAGCAAATTATTTGACAAGTTCACCAAGGTCTTCTCTGGTCACTATCACACTAGATCGAACAATTCAGTAGTTTATTATCTTGGAAATCCCTATGAATTGTATTGGAATGATCTAAATGATACTAGAGGATTTCATATCTTTGATACTGAAACTCTAGAACATACTCCAATCAACAATCCATATAAAATGTTTTATAACATTTATTATGAGGATACCAATTACCAAACTTTTGATACTCGTGAATATCAGAACAAAATTGTTAGAGTGATTGTTCGAAAAAAATCGGACATGAAGAAGTTTGAAAAATTTATTGATAAACTCTATGCTTCCAATGTTGCTGAACTTAAAGTTGTAGAGAACTTTCAAATCCAAGAGAATGAAGAGTTTGAAGCATTTGAGTCAGAAGATACGATTTCTATCTTGAATAGATATGTAGAGGAAGCAGAAATTGAACTTGATAAATCAATAGTTCAAAAACTTATTTCCGAAGTATATCAAGAGGCTTGCGAACTAGTGTAGAATGTTTATTTTAACAATCAATGGCAGAGAAGACGAAGGTGCATATTCTGTAGTAAATGAAGATGGGAATCAAGTTCTTTATCTTTTTGAAGAAGAGGATGATGCTACTCGTTTTGCCTTGATGTTAGAAGAGGATGACTATCCAGAAATGCATGTGATGGAAATAGAGAGTGACTTGCTTGTAAATGTTTGTGAAATGCACGGGCATGAGTATGTTATTATTACACCCAATGATATTGTGATTCCCCCTAAAGAAAATGATATTATTTGAAAAGATCCGTTGGAAAAATTTTCTTTCTACTGGAAATCAATTTACTGAAGTTGAACTGAATAAAAACTCAACCACTTTAATTGTGGGGAATAATGGTGCAGGTAAGAGTACAATTCTTGATGCTCTATGTTTTGTGTTGTTTGGAAAATCTTTCCGTAAGATTAATAAACCACAACTTATCAACTCCATAAACGAAAAGGAGTGTCTTGTGGAGATTGAACTGAAGATTGGTTCTACTGATTGGATGATTCGTCGTGGAATCAAACCAAATATCTTTGAGATTTATCGCAATGGATCTGTTTTAGATCAAAGTTCTTCTGCCATTGACCAGCAGAAGTACTTGGAACAATCTATTCTCAAGATGAACTATAAGTCATTCACTCAAATTGTTATTCTGGGTAGCAGTAACTTTGTTCCCTTTATGCAACTGACTGCGGCAAGTCGTAGGGAAGTTATTGAAGATCTTTTGGATATTAAGATTTTCTCTTCCATGAATGCCATTATTAAAGAAAAGATTCGTTCACTAAAAGAAGAAATAAGAACTCTCGATCTGAAAAAAGAATCTGTCAGAGATAAAGTTCAAATGCAACAGAACTTTATTGAAGAGTTGGAGAATCTTGGTAATGCCAACGTAAGTGCCAATAAGGAAAAGATTGCCAATATCAATGTTGAGATTGATAATTACAATGAAGAGAATATTGAGATTTCTAATAAACTCACTTTATTAGAAAAACAACTAGAAGAGTATGTTGGAGCAACCGACAAACTTCGTAAGTTGGGAAATCTTAAAGGCAAGATATCTCAGAAAGTATCTACGATTACTAAAGAGCATAAGTTCTTCGCTGAGAATACGGTATGCCCTACCTGTACCCAAAGTATAGAAGAGGAGTTTAGGTTAAATAGAATTAGGAGTGCTCAAGATAATGCAAAAGAGTTGCAATCTGGTTACAAAGAACTAGAGGAGGCAATTAAAAACGAAGAACAAAGAGAGCACCAATTTCTCGATCTATCAAAAGAGGTAACAAACCTAACGCATGGCATTTCTCAAAACAATATTAGGATTAACGGATTACAAAAACAAATCCGAAGTCTTGAACATGAAATTCAAACAATTACCGAGAACCTTGCAAACCGAAATTCTGAACATGAGAAATTAGAAAACTTTAAAAAAGATCTAAAATCAGTATATGATGATCTGTCTGGAAAGAAAGAACTGATTCAATATCACGACTTTTCTTATTCATTATTAAAAGACAGTGGTGTAAAATCCAAAATAATCAAAAAGTATCTGCCACTGATTAATCAACAAGTTAATCGGTATCTGCAAATGTTGGATTTCTACATTAACTTCACACTTGATGAAGAGTTTAATGAAACTGTTCAATCTCCTATTCACGAAGATTTTTCTTATTCTTCTTTTAGTGAAGGTGAAAAACAAAGAATCGACTTGGCACTTCTCTTTACTTGGAGAGAAGTTGCTAAGTTTAAAAATTCAACCAACACCAATCTATTAATTCTTGATGAAATCTTTGATTCTTCTCTTGATGGATTGGGAACCGAAGACTTTATCAAGATTATTCGTTATGTTGTGAAGGATTCCAATGTCTTTATTATCTCTCATAAGGCAGGTATGGAAGACAGATTTGAAAGTGTCATAAAGTTTGAGAAAGTTAAAGGATTTAGTCGTATGATCTCATGATTGGAGCAGAACAATGCAAGTCCCAAACTGGCAAAAACATTCTAAGAAAGAACAAAAACGACATTTAAAACCACAAGCACTGAGGCAAGCAAAGAAACGACTTGCCCAGTTCAAAAAGTGTCACATGAACCGTCCTAATGGGACGGTTTCTTCGTATTATGGTTTCATAAGAAAGGAATCAAATGGCAGTCTCTCACGAAATCAAGTCTCAACTTGCCAAACTGCTGGCTACTGAAGATCTTGTAGTTGAGCATAAGAAGGTCTCCACTGCTTGCTTTAACGTTCATACTCGTGTATTGACACTTCCTTTGTGGGAGAAGGCAAGTAATACCGTCTATGACCTTCTGGTGGGTCATGAGGTGGGTCATGCACTCTTTACTCCTGATGAGGATTGGTTGGAGAAAGTAAAAGTTCCTCCACAGTTTGTGAATGTGGTTGAAGATGCTCGTATCGAAAAACTGATGAAACGCAAGTATGCTGGACTTGCTAGGACATTTTATAATGGATATAAAGAACTGAATGATGAAGACTTCTTTCAGATTGATGATGAAGATATTTCATCCTTCAATCTTGCAGACCGTGCTAATCTTTATTTTAAAATTGGCAACTTTATCACTTTAGAATTTAAATCGGAAGAACAAGAAATTATCAATTTGATTGGTGCTTGTGAAACTTTTTCTGATGTTTTGATTGCCGCAGAAGAACTCTACAAATATTGTAAAAAAGAAAAGGAGAAAGAACAAAAGATTTCTGATCTTGATTCGCACGAAACTCAAGGTGAATCTCAGTCTCCTGCTAATGAAATTGTGGAAACTAATGACTCCTCTTCTTTGGAAGAAGGAGACACTAATGATTCTCAAGATCAACCTGATTCTGAAAAATCTCATAGTGGAAATACACAAGGTAAAGAATCTAAAGTAAAATCTTCTGAAACTGAAGAGGATCCTGAAGTTCGCACCGCAGAATCTTTAGAGGATAAAATTCGGGATCTTGTTGAAAATGGTGGATGCGAAAACGTGTATGTTCAAGTTCCTCAAGTAAATCTTGATACTATTATTTCTAAGAATTTTGATGTTCACAAGGAAATTGATAATTCTTTTAAATATCAACAAAAAATTCATAACGAATGTGCTGAAGAGAAAAAATTTGTTGCGATTAATCTTTACGAAGAATCTGATAGAGAGTTTAAAAAGTTCAAGTCTTCTTCGGGAAAAGAAGTAAACTATTTGGTCAA